ACGTTTGGTTTTAACCATACCACCGCCCATCATAGCTTTACCATAGCCACGCCGAGCTTTACCACAGCCTTTGGGTGAACCTCCCTTTTTCATTTTCATTTTTTTACCTTTACCTACTCGACCACCTTTGTAATCACCCTCATAAGTTTCTTCTTCTTCTAGCCTTTCTTTAATTTCCTCAGAAACAGTTTTATCGTCTAGAACTTCTCCTATATCTCTTCCATACTCAAACCCTGCCCTTCCAGCAGCACCGGGATATGGCGCATACTCACTACCATCTAGCTTAGGTTCTGTCTTAGGTCCTGTCTTAGGTCCTGTCTTAGGTTTATCAGCTTGTTTTTTCAAAGGAGTTATTTTAAAAGGGCCTTTTACTTCTACAGCTTTTCCTAAATCCTGTTGCATTTCGCGCACAATTCGTTTTCTCTTTGTCTCAGGACGTGCTTTTGGTTTTGGTTTTTTCTTCTTCTTCGCTTTCTCTGCTGCTCTTTTTGCTCTTTCTTGAATTTTCTTTAAATCTTCTGGTCTATAGGCCATAATAAATCTCCTTTAACTTTAGTATAGGCGGTTGTGTGAACAGGGATATTTAGCAGCTTTCTTTTTGTAGTCTTTACTGGTTGGACGATTTTTAGCTGCTTGGTTATAGTCATTACCAACACGCCCACCCTTTTTCATTTGAGAATATTTTCCTGTATCTGGATCAAATACTTGACTACCATACATCATATCTGATTCATCTTCTTCATCTTTAATGATAGATTTTTCTTCCTCTGTTAAAGGTTCTTTATTGCCTTTCTTTTTTTTAATACTAAACCCACTATCCTTATCTAGCTGACGCTGATAAGCCATAGCAGGACTTTCATTTGGATTAAGAGGATCAAAAATAGGACCGGGCATAATAAACTCCTTGATTAGTTTGAATTTGCGACAAGAGGATTGTCTGCTCCACCGGGACTTGCTGGTGTTTCCATATCATCCCTACGTGTGCGACGAGCTTGATTACGTTGTAGCTCAAGAAGCTGTTGATACTTAGTATCGAACAACTGAGCAGTACTGTAATCTTTTTGAAAGATCATTGCCTCTACCATTGAAGCATAGAAAAGAAGATCATAACAAAAATCAGTAAAATAATTTGTAGGTGCTGCAGATGTTAATGTAACTGGTCGTGATACGTGTACTACCTGACCATTATAAGTAGATGCTGGCGTAGGAGCTACTAGAACAGTAGAATTATTTCGTGGTGCATAATACTTAGGTTCGCCAGTAGAGGAACTTACAGGCCAATAGTCATTGATATATTCGTCTGTACGCTGCAGTAAATTAATCTTGGTCGAGTTACTGACAATGTTAATGTTCTTAACTACTCTAGTTCCTGATGGAAGTGTAAGAATATTATTTCCAGAAGACACTGCAACTGACGTATAAGACACTAAACCATAATCGTCTAGGTCTTTTGTCAGGCGATCCTCTGCACGATTGACCATGTTGGGAATGTAGTTGTAAAACTCAGTCCCATCGTTTTCACATGCTTGAATAATATCGTTGACTAGGTAAGAATAATTAGCCATAGAAAACTGCTACTGTTGCTGCAGATGTTGGTGCAGAAACTTTAACTGGTCCTGCCATCTGAATACCAAGGTCATTAAAAAAGATTTCATTAGCATCAGAAGCAGTAGTATTTACAAACTTAATATTATTTCCTTTTACTGTTCCATAAGCATCGGTAGACGTACCAGTAATAAGAAATGTACCAACCCCTGTTGCAAAGACAGAACGGATACGAGTATCTGCAAGCGTGACACTTGAAACAGTATCTAACACTGCGCCACTACCCGTAACAAATCCTTGACGAATATTAGTTGCCATTTGTTAGTCCTTTATAAAGAAATTAACTAGCTATATTATATAACAATATATTTAATTACAAAAGCAAAGGGTGGAGAAAAAGATTGTAGTTCCTCTTTCTCTCCACCCTATAATTAGCTTAATTTAAATGGAACTTAGGAAGAACCTGAAGCGCCATAAAAACCACGCCAGTCGGACCAACCAAAGCTGTAACGCTCACGTGCCTTAAACCGAAGATTGCCTGTATCAAAGTCAGGTTCCATCTTGGTTTGAAGTGGCGCACGAACAAAACACTTTGTGCCGTTTGGAGCATCAGTACGAATGAACCATGCATTTGTATCAGTGAACCGACGATTTACGAAAAAACCGCCCGGAACTAGACCCTGATTACGAATGCTGTTAATGTCATTGACGTTAGTTGCACCGTTTGCTGGGGTGGTTGGGTTTACGCCAATCGTGGTTGACATTGCACTGTTAAGAATCTGATCTGCAGTGAATGCAAGATCAGGTGGTACATGTAGTGATTCAGCCTGAAGACCGATAAGAATACCACGATCATCCTTTGCCTTTGAAATGGTAATCAGAGCAGTTTCTAGAGCAGCTTCTGAAAGGTCAGTAGCACCTAGAGTGTTTGACTGAGTACCACCACCAACAACTGGATGTGAGCCACTAAATAGTGCCACACCATCACCGCCAGTATAAGCAGCGTTAAAGCCGTTGTTGAAAACATCTGCAGCTTTAACCTGTTTGGTGTTTGCCATTGAACGTGCTAGACCACGCGCACGTAGCTTGGCAAACGTGTCATACAGGTTATCTTCCATAGCTTCTTCAGTAACAGCAAAGGCAAGGCTGATTGTCTCGTGAGTGTAACGAGCAGTGTAACCTTCCTGTGCGTCGTCATACTGAACTGCAGCACCTTCACCCTTAACAGGTGCAGTACCAAAGCCGGTGAATAGAACTTCTTCCTCAAATGCACGATCTGACTGTTCGACATCAAAGAGTGGAGCATGTTCGTTGTCCACGTCATTGTATTCAATGCCAAATACTGCATTTAGACCGGGGAGTAGTTCCTTCGCAATACTAGAGCGATTAATAGCCATATCTAATTACTCCCTTCCTTAGTTGGCAGATGCGTCAGCAGAAATGTACGCATCGACATGACGAACAATACGAACTTCAACCTTGGGGAAGGCACGTTCTGTATCAACGTCAATATCATTGCCCGGTTCGTCTAGGACAGCGATTGGACGAAGCATACCGCCAGTACCAGTGGTACGTGAGCCAGCTTCAATACCAAAACCTGAACGCCCGGTATAAGTAGAACCAGCGCCTAAAGTACAGCTAAAGTTCTGTGAGTTAATATCACCAACGGATAGAGAAGCATCAGCCTGAACAATAAATGTAGCCTGTGGATCATCCACAACGTAAGCTACAATATCTGTGGCTGAAGTATTGGCGGGCCAATAGTTAGAAAACTTCTGTTCGCCATTAGCAACGTATTGACAACCAGTGAAAACACCAATCGCTTTTTGCGTTGAAACGCTTAGACCGACAACATACCCATCTGCATTACAAACGATATCGCCGCTAAAAAGGTTTGTTCCAAAACCACTTTCAATGCGATATGAATTAGCACCAGTGCTGTTAGCACCACTACCACGTTTGCGAGAAGGAGTAAGGCCGTTTAGTGCTTTTGTAGTAGACATAACACTATTCCTTTCCTTGTTTTAAAATTACTATGACAAACAGGAAAGCTATTCTTGAAAAGAAGCTTGCCTTCCTGTAGTTATTCGCGAGCGGCTAGAGTTTGAAATTGGCATACGTGAATCTGAACTACGCATTAACTGAGCGTTTACAGCGTCTACCGCATCTCTACTCTTTTGCTCATAAAATTCCTGACGAGATTCAGCTAGGTCGTAAGGCATTTTTGCCAAGGCCAAGTCTCCACGACAGACTGCTCCTGAATAACGTCCTTCCTCTCTCACGACAGAGGAGTGCAACATCTCTGGAACTTCTTCAGATTGTACAAACTCCCAACCTTCTGCTAGACGCTTGCCGATATTTTGAATATCGTCATTGCCTTTGAGTGTCATGCGTATCCATCGTAAGGCCAAGCCTTCATTCTGAAAACGCTTAGTAACAGTTTCTGGAATTTGTAACCAATTAGGTTCTTCAAACGTCCGGCGTGTTTGAGTTTCCCTAGTAGTTGCAGTACGTGAGTTAGTTTCTCGTGTCATTGTAAATTTTCCTTCCACGCTTAATTAAAAATGCTAGTATATTCGCCGTCAGCCTTTTCGACTTTCAACTTTTCAGCAGCATACTTTTCAAGTGATATACCCCACTTTTGAGCTAAACGAACATCTTCTTGTGTTAGTTTAATTTTATTACCCTTAGAGGTTTTTGGTGTGCGTGACGCACCAGCAACAACTTGAGCAGAATTTGACGATGTATCCTGCAAACGAGGTGTTTCAGGTTCTTGGGTATTTTCGCCCTGAAACTTTTGAGGATAACGACTATGTAAACGCTTGTCGATTTCCTCGTAAAAGTCATCATCAGAAGGATCGTATCCTTCTTCTTTTAATTCTTGGTCAACAGCTAAAGCGGCGGTTGTCATAATTTGGTCTTTACCAAACCAGTCATTACGTGTTGCCCACTCAACAGCTTTAGGATCATACTTAGGAGTTTTGTTTGTCTGCTCCTGTTGTACAGGCTGTTGCTGTTCTAGCTGTGTATTATAATTTTCCCATGCCTCACGTTGACTATTAATTTGATTTAGTTCGGCATGAGCTTTACTTATAGTTTCTTGTGCTGCAATTTGAGCATCAATATCGCCATTCTCCACAGCCTGACGATACATAGTTTTAGCAGACTCAAGATTTAAGTTTAGTTGATTTTCACTGCTATCAATAGAACTTTTAAGTGAATTAGAAAGTTGTTCTTCTTTTTGATTTAGTTCACTTTGAAGACTACTAAGACGCTCTTCCATCTGTTGTAGTTTTTCATCACGTTCTTTACGCTGACGAATTAACTGACGAATACGCTTTTCTGCGCCTTTTGTTTCAATACCTTCTAATTCTTTTGCTTCTGGCTGTGTATTTTCATTAGTAGCTTCTACTTGCTCTGGTTTTGCTTGAACCTCTTCTTTTTCTTCTTCTTGAACAACTTCTAAAGGTTCTTGCTCTTCCTCATCTTCTACTTCAAATTCAACAGCTTCTTTTTCTTCTTGGTCTTTTATTTCAATGGTTGACCATTCCTCGTTATCAATACTCATTTATTTTCCTTTACATACCCGCTAGTGGCGAACCTAACGAATTGAGGTTTATCCTTCGCCTATATATATTTTATTATAAATAATAAAAATATACAAATTTAGTTTGAAAGATTAAAAGTCGGGTCTAATACTTCTGGACTTTGTACTTTCATAATAATCTGGTCATCAAATAAAAGAAGCAGCTTTACTCCTTTGTAAACCATTTTTTGACCATTAAACTTTCCGTAGGAAACATAGTCACCTTCTGAACACCACTTTCCTAATGGGAATTTTTCTTTGTCTTGATAAGCCAGATCACCTAGCTTTAAGACCTTACCAACTGTAGTAAGATAAGAAATATCTTCCTGTGTCTTTTCAGGAATAATAATTCCACCCTTTGTTTTTTCTTTTACATGCACCGGCTGTACTAAAACGTGATAACCGGGAAGTTCAGGCAAATCATTTACATCAATTAACTGTGTGTCTTCATTTGCCCAGTCTGAATTATTAATAGACTTTTCCATAGGTACTGCTTGCATTTAATCCTCTTCTTCATAGATACGATGTTTTACTATATGTTTCAGTAAGTCCTTTGCCCATTCAATTCCTTCAATAAGACCTACTGCTTGACGATATTCATCGTAACTAGAAGCATTGCCATACGCAAGAGATTTTTTTGTTTCTTCTAATTTTTCATCATACTTTAAATTTAATTCGTCCCAAAATTCCATTGTTATCCTTTATTACGTTCAGAAACAAACTTACTCAACATGTCTGCAGCTTTAAGAGTTTTGTCTCGATCAATGTTTGCTTCAGTATCTGCCAACTCAAGCAGTGCCTCCATAGCCGCAATAGCCTTTTTAGATTCTCTATCACGTTCTGAATCTTCTGCTTTAGCAGTAATGTTAGCACCTTCTTTGAACATATCCAACTGAATTTGTAACTCTTTAAGGTCAAGTTCACGCTCTTTATTAACAGCATTAACTGCTTCTTTAGCGGCTTGTGCCTGAATCTTCTGTTGCTCAATGCCAAGTTTCTGTCCTTCAATCTGAACAAGCTGCGCTTCAGGAGACATAGCCTGTTGCTGCATAGCTGCAATTTGATTTGCTTGCATAACTTGCTGTGCGGCTGTAGCCATAACTGCTTCAATAATTTGAGGATCGTTGGGATTAATGCCCTGCTGTTCTGCTTGATCGCCATATGCAGTAACAATGTTTTCTGTAATACCAGTAATTTGTTCCTGATATTTCAGCATTAAATGTTCCTGCATGTTTGCTTCTAAAATTGGAGCAATACGTTGCATTAACGGATTAGCACCATTAGCAGGGTCTTGTAGGTACATAGTCTTAACCTGAATGTGAGCATCATGGTTTTGACCGGGAAATGCTTTAATTGGCATACCCTTAACTGAAGCAGCAATATCACTGACAGGATCAAGCGGAACAGGCTTTGGCTTGCTTGGCATAATCTTATCAAGATTAGGAATATTTGCTGCATTAAGGATTGTTTTATTTAATTCTTCAATGTCAAACATTCCCGGTGGTGAAGACTGAGCAAGCTGTAGTGCAAGCTGTGCCATCATCATTCGGTGTGCAGATGAGGGAATGTTTGGATCAGAGACAGGAATAATATCAATCCTGCCATCAAAGTCACCACGATAAATCTTTAGTGTT